CCGTAACGTGCCAAACCGTTCAAAGTTTGGCTACCCGCGTATTATATTCATGGTTATTGACCCTGCCGAACTTTCGCCATTCGGTGATAGCCGTGTACGCCTCGCCAGCCCTAACCAGAACTTGATGATGGCATTACGTCAGAACGTAGCTACCACCTGGCTCTATAACAGTGACCCAACAGTGGTCAGAACTGGTCTATTCACCGGCTCAACAGCTCTCAAAGCTGGTGGCACTATCAGCTCTACCGACCCAAATGCCAAAGTTGGGCTACTTACTCTTGATACCTCAACCGCTCAACAGTACGACAAAATTAGCCAAGAAATCAGTGGTCAAATCTTGAACATGCTTGGGTATAACCCAGGGGCAAGTCTTGGCGCAATCGGCCAGTCAAAGACGGGTATCGGTGCTCAGACACAGCGAGCTGGTATTGACGACGCCAGCCAAGAGATTACGAACATTGTCCAAGACTTTATCAAACAATACATACTATCTGCACTTGACTTATTCCTCAGCGAACAGGATGATACCGGCATATTGTATGTTGACGATGATACCAAAAAAGATATTGAAGCTATATCACCAGGACGTTTTGGCGACCCGACTAACCCTAATGCGCTTGGCGTGAACTGGACTGAGCTGTATGACTACATACAGAAGATAGACATAACCGTTGATACGACTATCAGTAAAGATGACTTCACTAATGAAAAACGAGCTGAGTTACAAGATACTTTAGTAACTATGAAACAGAACGACAACCCGAATGACCCAGTAGCTGCTCAGAAGGCTAGTATTGTTCAAGATGAGCTTATCGAAGAAGCTGTACCTGACCTGTCTCAGAAACTAGCTGCTATGCCACAACAGCCCCAAATGCAGCAACCACAGCAAATGATGTGATATAAGCTACAATCTATTTACATAACGTAGATAAAAATATAACATTAGCTATATGAGTGAAGTAGATTTAGATTATAATTTTAACAGTAGTGTCATGTCAGATGACAATACATCAGATGTTGACCACAATAATGTGTCTATTCTGGTGAAACAGCTCAAAGATATTGATGAGCTTATACTAAAGCATAATACCTTTGACGTAATCGTACCGATACAGGGGGTATCAGTAGAATCACAGATAGCAGCTCACAAATTATTGGTCGGGTACTTGAGACAGTTTAGAGATGATTTAGCTAAAAAAGTAGAGGGGTTAACGTATGGACGATGATTTGGATACAATGTTCAATGATGATAATAAACTACCCACCGAAGTCGTTGCAGACCCGCCTGTTGCAACCGCACCCGATAGTGACCAAACCGGAAGTGGAGATACCCCAGCAGGAGAGGCCGAAGGGGACGCGCCCAAACAACCACAAACACCGCCAAGCAAAGACCCAAAAGCGCAAGACGAGTCGCCAGTGGAAAAAGGTGAGCCAGCAGCACAAGAGCAGCCAAAGCCGCTAACTGCCGAGGAAGTACGCCAGATTATGTCTGATGTCCGTGACCAAGAGCGAAATAGTGGGAAAGCCTTGGAAGAAGCCGAAAAAGAGGTGCTTGCAGCATACTACCCACAGGGGTTGTCGAACACCTTGGTAGATGAAAGTACCGGCAAAGAGATAAGGTCACCTCAAGACGTGGTAGACCTATCAGGTGGTACTATGACTACTGAACAAGCGACCCAGTGGCTTATGAATGAGCAGTATAAGCTCGATAAGCAGGTAGCTGATATCAAGTCGTCAGCTCGTGAACTAGCTGAGGTAAACTCTAATTTCAAACAAGGTGCCACAAGAGTAATTGAGAAATATAAACCAATCTTTGATAAATACCCTCAGTTGCAGAGTAAAGTCTACAAAAACTACATGAAAACAGTTAAGCTAGACGCTGAAAAAGACCTCATATTGTCTGCCCCTGATATTGAGGATTACTATGCTGATGTTATGGAGCCGTATGTTATGGCATTCGGTTTCCAGCCGACACCAGCCGCCGCACCGGCAGCCGCTATCCCTGTGAGCAAGCAGACGGCAGCAGACCGCATGGATGTAGGTGGTGATGTAGGTGGTGATGCTGGGGGTGGCGATATTGACCCCAACGACGCAGAAGCAACATTAAATAAGTTTTTTGGAGAATAAGACAATGGCAACAGCAATCGACTGGTTCAACATCAAAACAGGTGAAACGGTATATACAAGCCGCCCAGCCCAAATCAAAGGCCTTATTGAGAGTAGTGATCTCGGTGTGAACCGACAGAGTGATGTTGGTTGGCGCTTAGGTAAAGAATGGGTCGCTAAGTTACGCAAAGCTCGCAATAACCGTGAGATGATGGCTAACCTTGGCAAAATGTCAGGTGGTGATGTTACTGATACACAACTATTGGTAGCTATATTCAGTATTGAAGCTGAGGCTGATAAGCAAACCAACCTCGACAAAGAAGATGCCCCATTTGAGCAAGAGTACCTTGATAGCATCCGACCTAAAAGTAGTAAGTAGTTTCTAAGTCTCGTTCGCCAATATCAAGATGGGAGGTTCCCTGTACATCGTTCTCGATGAGGAAGTCTCCCTTTTTGCTAAAGTAATAATGGATAGCGGTGAACATATACCTGATAGCATCAGCAGCATGGCTCTCGCTCTTGTGGTCTGCACCAATGTAGTCACCAGTCTCAGGGTTATACTTGCGCCTGTAGATAGGGAGTTTTCGGACAAGTGAAGCTGTAGTCCCTATATTTATGACTACTTTTGGTAGCCTCTCTAGCACTCGGTCAATACCAATACTGACGCCCTCACGACGCAAGGTGCTGGCGTTCATAATGCCATTACGGTAGAGGTAGTCTAGGCGGCTAACATTATCATTCATGCTGCGAACTGCACTGTCATGGGGCAGAAAGTGCCAACCGTAGTTATATGGCTTAGTTTTTAGGAATGGCACGACACTGTTAAGAGCAAAATCTGAGGTTTCTAAGAAGTCAATAATGCGTATTTGACCGTTGAAATATTGGAAAAAGACAATGGCTAGGGCGTCAGACATACCTAAGTCCCAGGCCGTATAGACAGGGTATGCTGCATTATATGGGTAGATGCCAATACCGCCGTTAGTTTTGAGCTGCGATATAATTTGCCCATAATATGACGTTTCACTGGCTTGCCCCCAGTCAAGCAGCATCTCTTGTCTAAACTTGAAGTCGTTGCCATTACGCAAGATATACCCTTGTCGTGTCCTCTCAAGCTCATCTGGCGTCATATAATGAGTGGCGTCGATATAGCAGGTGTACTTTGTACCGGTCTTATCAGCTTTGAACGCTTCGTGCATACGGTGCATAGTCTCACCATTGATACCATCTATTTTTGGCGTACCGGTGTATATTCGCTTGCCTTTGTTGCGCTCAGTGATAGGGGCAATCACGTTGACTGCCTCAATCGGTTGGTCGGCAAACTCATCAAACCAATAGTTCTTACCGTTCGCACCTCGAAGTGCCTCGGTATTAGTTGCGCCAAGCGTCATAAATATAGAGCCATTGATAAGCTCCATCCGCATATCATCTTCGCTGTTTGATTGTCGGGCGACTAATGGCTTTGGCATGTGGTCAAGTGTCTTGAACCCATCATCCTCGATGTTATTCCAAAAGTTACGGAAGCCCATTTTTGCAGTAGGGTATACAGCAACGGCTGTTTGCACCCTTCGTACTAAGTCCGGTACGATACCCTCGCTGAATGTTGTCGTCGTTTTCGCGCCACGACGGGCTATAACAAGCAGGAGCTCATCAATCTTTGGATCATTGAACGCTTGGACTATCTCTTTTTGATAGTCTCTTAGGGGTAGTCTGTGTTGTGGCACCTGCATTTTCTATAGTATAACAAAGTTTTGTAATTATACTTGTTATCCTTTATAATTCGTGGTAACAGAACCAGCACACAAATAACTTTTAACGATAAGGATTTATCATGGCTTCATACTACGGTATTCGTACTGCTACGTTTCTTGACCGCCGCCTAAAGGCTGGCTCGACTGTTGCTAAATATCTTGACGCTCACGGTGTCAACACTGTTGACGCTGCAACCGTCCGCGTTCTTAACATTAACATCGACAGCTCTAGCCTCGGTGTTTATGACGAGACTGCAACTACACAAACTGTAACCCTCGCTGAATACGGCAAGCAAGAGTGGACGCTTGACTACAACTACTTCGTATTCCTACGCATCCAGGACACTCAGGTTCAGGACACGCCAATCGGTACGCTCGTACAGGAAACTGCACAGGCTTGGATTGACGAAAAGTTCGTTCCTGACTTCGATGAGTACTGTCTTGCTAAGGTAATCGCTGCACGACCAAGTGGTAACATCGTTACCTGGGACGGCACTACCTTGACCGGTCTAAATGGTTTGCTACAGAAGTTCTACAATACCGTTACTGTTGTCACCAACGGTGGTGGCGAGGCTTCTAACAGTGTTGCATGGGTACCAAGTACCTTCGCTGACCAACTTCGTGCTTTCATCACTACTTTCGATGGTAGCGATAAGGGTTACACGGCTGGCTTGAATGGCTTGCTTGGTAAGCTCAAAAACGTAATGGTTGTTGAGACTGTTGATGAGTACTTCTCAGCTTACCCAACTGTTAAAGCAGTTGTCGCTGATAAGAAAGCTATCGCAGCTCCTACCCAGAAGATGACCCCTAAGAATGGTGGTCGCAAGTTCATCAAGGATGTTCCTGGGTTTGGCGGTTCTGAACTGCAACTTCGCGCTCGTGGTGGCGCATTCATTCTTGGACGCAAAGCAAGTGCAATTGCAACGCTCCAAAGCTCAAGTTCTTAACAGATTGAGCAAAAAGCATAAGAGGGCTGTAAAAGGCTCTCTTTTTGTTGTACTATTAAGTCATGGCATCAATAAATCTTATCAAAGCATCAGATGGTACCGGCAACGCTAGTACCGCTACAGTCCAAACAGTCCGTAATTCAGGCGTAACAACAATAATCGTCGATACAGTAAATAATATCCCAGCAACATTTATGGGTAGCATGGGGACACCTCATACATTCGTAGACCCTGTTACAAGTGAAGAAATAACGGTTATATCAGAAGCCACCGCAGTTGATTTCACTGGCCATGTCAGTGGCGCTAATCTCGAAATAGATAGCATCGCACCTGGGTATACTGACTTGGGTAGTGCTGTGGGTGATATCGTAGTTATACGACCGACGACTGACTGGGCCAATAATCTGGCTGATACGCTGGCTGCTTCACATGACAACGACGGCACTCTCAAAGCTGGTGCAGTCACGAACGCGAAACTCTCCACAACCGCTGGTGAACCTGGTGGGGCATGGAAAGCATGGACACCAACGTTCACAGGGCTTACTGTCGGTGCTGGTGGAACGCTAACCTGTGCGTATACGCAAATCGGTAAGACAGTCCATGGACGGATTTTTTGGAAGTTCGGTACTGGCTCGGCAGTATCTGGCGACGTTGCCGTCACTCTTCCTGTCACCGCCAAAGCCTACCCAGGTACAGCCAACATCGCCCCAATCGGGGTAACGGCAGCTTTCGACGGGTTCGGCGTGATTATGGGGTTCGTCGGCATGCAAACCACTACCTCAGCAGTCCTCCGGCCAACTGCCACAAACGGCGCCTTTTTAGGGATCACGACTTATTCGGCCACAGTACCATCCACATGGGCAACCAATCACGAGCTGACGGCAACTTTCACTTATGAGGCTGCCTAGGCCATGCCAGAAGACATAAAACCCCCAAAAACCATCGAAGAAGTCGGGATACACCTCGTCTATATGGCTGTAGCTCAGAACGCCACTAACGCATCCCTAAGAGAACTCAAACAGACACTCAAAGACATGCAGCAAACGCAAGTGCCACAGGTAGATTTTGACGAGCATGTCATTTGGGGCAAGGCTGTTATATTAGACCATGACACCCGAATTACGAAGCTAGAGCGTGCCAGCGAACTAGAGAACTCAAGCACGATGCACAAGGTACTAAAAGGCCTGGACGCGAAGATTGTTAGCCTCATCGTGCTCATCATGTTCGGCACGTTCTTGTACGGCACGTACATCATGGTCAAGTACAACTACTACAAGAGTCTGCCACCTATTGAGGCAAGCAAGTGAAGCAGCTTGTCAGCCCGAACCTAACCGTACAAGGTAAGGCTGGCTGGTGTCTATGGGTAGCACAGGAAGTATGGGGTGTACCACATTTATACGCAAAGGCGATTGACGCATGGAACGCAGGTAATCAGCGAACCGACCCACTCCCCGATGTTGCTGTACCTGTTTACTGGACATTCTTTGACCGCATAGACGGCGTGGAATATGGACACATTGCCACGTATGTACCAAATAGAGGTATCTACAGCTCACCATTCAACTCAAATTATGGGAGTGAGTGGTACTCAACGATCGAATCAGTTACGAACCGCATAAATCAAATTGCAGGGGCTAACTGTCGTTACTTAGGCTGGTCAGAATCATTAAGCGAAGTGCAACTAATAAAAGAAGGGGACGAGATGATACCAGACGCAGATAACTACTACTGGCGGTATGGGCAGAAACTCGCTCGCCAAGTACGTGGCCGAGAACTGAGCCGTGATGAGTTTAGAGCGGCACTAGTCGGTAAAACTGACCTGAATGCAGTTGAAATACTATCAGATGACAGTGAAGCTGATACCATGTTACACGCTCAAGATGTAGGTGTCATAGCAGTACAAGATAACTGGGAGGGGCAAATTGAAAGCCTTACCAAACAGCTCAACGACACCAAAGTAGCCCTACAGAACGCCGAAAACAAGCCACCTGTTGAAGTCGTCAAAGAAGTTGAAAAGATAATCACAAAATCTGTTTATATCAACGACCCGATACTAGCCAAAAACACTCAAGATACCCTGACGATTGTTAAATCCATCAAGGGTATGCTTATTAACTTCATAGGGGTAGTAAAAAACTTTATTAAGAAAGGCTAAAAATGAAACTCTGTATAACTAAAAAACAAGCGTTAGACATAGCAAAAGTGGCTGGTTACGTTGCTATCTCAGCAGTACTAGACTATCTCATCAGCATTACAACTGCTACAGAGTTCGGGCAACTGACACCAGTAATTAACATCGTACTCGTGGCGTTCAAAAAACTTGTAACCGCTGAGAAATAACGTGGAAAAAGGGTGGCACTACGAACAGAACGTCCGGATAAGCCACCTTGCCAGTGAAATGGTGCGGTTATTCGTTTCTGGCCATGATGCAGAGCAGACGGCTCAGTATGAGGCCACACGTAGTGACTACCTACGGCAGCAGCTAGTCAAAGGTTGGCATGATGTGGGCTATATACCGCCACCTGAGCATGTAGTCGGGTAAACTAGTAGCTAAAATAATAGCTTATGCTTATAATAAAAATGAGTGTTGTACGTTAAACGATATCTAGCCTCCTAAACTCAACTCGTCTATCAAAATAAATATAAGGTCATACACTCACCTGACATACTCCCTCTTAGCAAGGGAGTTTTGTTAAAAAAACAACCACCCAAGAGTAGCATAGGAGCGCTAAAAGGGTGGTTGTTATGTAGTTATTTTAGCACAGTCCAATTTTGAACGGATATTGTCGATAATAGCTTTATCAGTCTTTATCTCGATTACGGTCAGTTGCTCATTGTATTCAGGGTTGAAAGCAAGAAGCCTGGCGCTATTTAGCTCACATATCACCATGCCAAAATGTATCTGAGCAAGGTAATCAAGTGGTATCTCACCATTCACTAGTGCCTCATGCCGAAGCCCGTTAGCACACTTCACTTCTAGTAGTATGTCACCAGTGATACCATCAGGACTATAACCAGCGGTGGGGTATTTACTATTGGTGATAAACCCTGGCCGGAGCACGTCTGTCTCGTAGTTATGCTCATACTCACGGATTGCGATAGGCTCAAGCAGAGTGCCACGCATCATGTACTTGTTTGCTGTGATAGCACTATCATCTGGTAATGGCTTGCCTTGGAGCAATTTGATTGCGCGTGAGCCTGTCCACTTACCTTTTCGTAGTTCATGCCACTCAGGACTTCCTTGCTTGACATTATGGATAACTATCACAGCATCCTCTCTATCTCAGCCATAACCTGTGCAGCGTTCTCAGGATAAACAGTTGCAGAATGGAACATACCCTTTAATTTAGCTAGTTGCTGAGGTTGTAATGGCTGATACTTAGCTTTCTCTGACTTCTTGAACTCAAGCATCGTCCAGCCGCCACCAGGCATTAGTACGGTACGATCAGGTGTACCCATCGGTACACCAGGACCGGCATTGTTCTTAATGACATAACAGCCCTTACGTCGTAACTTTTCACAAAACTGTGCTTCAAACTCAGTTTCAGTCATTGTCTAAGTTCTCCGCTAACATCTCTAGTCCCTTTTGTGATTGTGCAAAACCCCTTAACCATGCAGCAGTCATTACTTTATTCTCAGCTATATAGTAACCCTCAGCATCTTTGATAGCTCCGGCCGGTGCTGTCAGGAGTGTGTAGTCATCGACATAGACATCCTCACCACCTAGCAGAGTAATAGTACGGGTAAGGCGGCCGTCAATCTGGTCAAATACGAGTTCGATAGCGCGGTATCGGCCCTTACGGACATTCCGCAGTAAGTTAGCGACTATGACATGCTTTACCTGTGGCATCTTCTGTGGTGGCTTGAGGTTTACGTCCTTGCCAGCTTGGATAGCCTTTTTGACGCGCAATATAGCCGGTATAATCTGCTCTGGCATAGTACGCATCCGGCTGAGTGTCTCACGCAGCTTTGCGGTTGCAGGGTCATAATTATCGTCTTGCACTGGTGCTACGGTTTCAGGGGCCCCGAGCGCTTTCTGCTCACTATGCTCGACATCAATCGCTTTCAGATACCGGACATAGAACTTCGGTATCTTGATGTGTATAGGTGTTTCGAGTAACCCCTCAATACGGTCAAACGACATTTTGGCGGCCGCTATATCATCTGTATCAGTACAAATGTCTATCAGTGACATGAGAGTACGCTCATCGACAGTGTTACTTTTAGATTTCTTCTTTACCCAGTACTCATCATAGGGAAGATGTATAAACTCCTCAAATTGATCTTTCAGTGTTATCATTACATATCCAATGCTAATAGTTGATTAAGGCTGTCATTAACCTCTGGTGTCGTCTCAAGCTCAACATCACTGTCAAACTTCTGGAACATACCCCACCGCGTCCTTATTTCAAGCAAATCTTCTGCTGGCCAGCCATTACATACATAACGAGTAATAATTTTACCGTCCTGCCTATACGCCGACCGTTCATACCCTGCAATCTTTGCAGCGTGGGCAATTGACTTTTTGCCAAGTGCCGTATAACTCCGCTCATCACACCACTTCTGGTAGTCACGTGTCAGTTCAGTAAAATTAGTGAAACCCCATATATCATTACGCACTAATTCCTCGAAATACGTCTCAGCAGTATTCACTTCTTCATCGTAGTCCTCTTTGGCTTTAATTGTCTGTTCACTAAAACTATAGCTATAGCCATTATCTTTGATTTTAACCGTTGTACGGAGTATTTCACCCAGTAAGTCTGACAAGAACCCAGGTCTTGCGAACAAGCGTTCATCGAACGTATTGTCCTGTGGAAAACTCGCTCGAAATGGGATAGTGAACGTGCGACGTCGAACACCTTGGGTCTTGTCAGCGAAAGTCGGTATGTTGTTAGCATTGAAAATAGTATGAACATTACCGTCAACCATCACTCCGTCCTGGCTGTTGAACTTGTGGACGTTAAAAGTGCTATGTTCAGCTAGGTTCTTATACCCACCAGTGTCTTTGATGTGCCCGTCGTTACTTTCAAGACAGACGTTACCAAGACGCCCGTTGACCATTGGCGTATCACGCTCATCCTCAATCTGCTTGACAGTAAGCTGGCTGAACCACCGGTTGTGCGAGTACGGCGCGTCGGAGCCAAAAATAGCATACAGTGCCTTAAGTGTGGTCGATTTGCCATTGGCTCCATTACCGAGGAACCAGAACACGCCAAATGGTTTCTTCGCCATAAATATGGGCGCTAATGCCTGAATAATATCATCGGCTAAACCTGTATCACCTGATGTGACTTCCTCAAGCCATTCACGGTGTGACATACCATCACCAGGGTTGATTGCAGTTGTGTAAACACAATCGTCATTTGATATGTCAGTGGTAAACTTGAGTTTTTCCATATCCCATACTCGGCCATCTGGCATAGCTATGTAGTGAGCGTACTTCGTCAGATCCTCGGAGTTGGTAAAAAAATAGTGCTGCAAGTCTTTGATCTGTGTCTGGCGTACTCCGGCACCCAATGTTGCATAACAGATACGAGCAAACTCGTCAGAAAAGAGTGTCTCCCACCCATTACTGTCAGCATATAATATCGTACCCCTGAACCGAACAATGCGGTAGCGCATGTTTAATTTCGCTACCTGCTCTTGTTTGAGGTTCATCTTCCCCTCAGTTGTTGATAACTCATTTTTTGCCATTGGTACCCCCCATAATGGCTGAAATAACACATTTTGTAAATACGCTAGTGGTAGCGTGTGGATAACTATTTAGACACTATAATTTTAATCCAAAAAGCTCATGTCAATCTCGTCTGTTTCTGCGCTGTCACCGTAATACGCATCTGGTTCGTGAGGGGTCACTTATTCCTCACAATCAGGTTTACATCTCCAAGGCGAGTATCTTGTATATCATCTACGGCTATGATGCGAGCATACTTTTTGCGTAACTCGGTATGTTCAAGCTTTGAGTGGAACTTTACATAACGCTCATCCATGTTCTTAGTAATGCGACCATACTGCATACGAGCATAGTCAGCCCCACCACCCGACCAAACAATAACATCAACGTTCTTCCACTTTTGGAAAGCGAAGGCTCGAAGTATATCAAGTGTGCTGCTCTGAATTACTGTATCTTCATCAATAAGTGTGCCATCGACATCGAAACAAAATGCTACCTTTTCCATGCCATCACCGAATGGCAAGCCGAGTTCTTCGTTTTTGCTCACATCATCCTCTTTTCTATTAAGGCTCGCTCGGCTTGGATAAGCTCGTCGAATGTTTTGTCTATTACCGATATGCTAATATACGAACCGTCGTGCTCTATTGGTTCGTGGAATCTTTGCTTCGCCCTATCCAGCACTTCCTCTACCGCTTTATCTTTGTAGGCGGTGATACGATTTAATTCTTCGGTAGTTATAGCCCAGTAATTGTCACCGTCTGCGTATAAGCGCACCAACTTAAGCTCACCATCGTCTTTCTCCCAATATGAACCAATAGGGTCATCTCGCAGTATCATACGTCCGTGACTTTTCACTGAACTAATCAATTTCTCTAGCTCATCTTCTAGCACTCTGTACCGCATCTCTCGGATTATCTCATTTATCTCTTGTGTGTTATCTGTCATAGCTCTGCCTCCAGTTTGGTTAATTCGGTACGCTGGTCATTGCGTAGTTCTTTTCTTGTATGATACCGAGCCGTTACCTGCTTTCTACCCTCCTTGGCAGCTCGCTTCGAGTATAAAGGCTCACCCTCATCATCAGTTTTTGGATAGTCTGGTATCACTAATTTTTCATCTTCTCCTACCACTCGCTCCCTTACCTCTGCTAATAGCTTTAGCTTTTCGGTGCGGATGAGTGCTTCTAGCTCTTTGAGGGCTTGGTCTAAACACTGATTGCGTGATTCTTTTGATTCCACCCTATAGGTTAAAGCGAAGTTGTGTAACATCTCTCTAGCTGTCTTTGTCATAGCTCTGCCTCCAGTTTGGTTAAGACTGCTCGTTGCTCGGCTCGAAGTGAGTTTTCGTAGTGATTAGTCATATCGTATGACATAAGTCCACTAGCCCTGTATTTACCCTGGAGGGGCTTATCTTCTCCTACCACTCGCTCCCTTACCTCTGCTAATAGCTTTAGCTTTTCGGTGCGGATGACGTCAATAATCGCTACGGCTTCACCTCCTACGAACGTATACAGGGTCGAGCCTTTCTTGATTGACAGTGCAGTATTGTCGCCTCCAGGTATGCCAGTG